CCACCATCCTGTTTGGCGATACGGCCACCAGCATAACGCGCAGCCCGTCCACCCTTCTTCAGGCCCTTGGACGATTCCTGCTCATCATGTTTGTCGTCCATCTTGGAGGATTCCCACTCCTTCATGGACATGCCGTGCTTCTTGGCCAGCTTCTTATCCTGCTTTTCATCTTCAGCAGAACCTTCCCACTTGGCCTTACCGCCCTTCTTCATCGGGCTAAGACGCAAGCCACGGGACTGTCCCTGACGCAGCAGGGAAGTAGGAACCCCAGCGTTTGGAGGAACCATCGGCCCACCCATCTGCTTCTTGGCGCGGCCACCAGATTTACGTCCTCCCTCAATCCGACGAAGATTTTCACCTTCATACAGATCACTGGCATCAGGCTCATTAACTACTGGACCGGGCAAATCCCTCCGCTTGCTTTCCAGTTCCCTACGAATCCTATTGCTGCGAACCATTTCTTCAATTTCGGACTGCGGAGGACGCGGGGGAGGAAGGGGCATAGAACCGCCGCCCTGCTTCTTAGCACGGCCACCCTTCTTCATGCCGCCAATATGCTTGATGCCTTCACGCTCCTCGTTGGCATCTTTGCGGTTCATATTAGCCTTGGCATTTGCAATGTCCTTAGCTTCTTCCTTGTCGTTCTCTACCTTGCCACCCTTCTTGTAGTGGCCAGCAGCGCCGCGCTTAGGCTTGGAAGCATTTTCCTGCCTACGCTCAATGGCTTCCTGTTCCTTGGTAGACGGACCAGACTTGCCACCGGGCATCGTAGCAGGGCCATAGTTCACCTTGCCGCCCTTCTTCAGGCCAAAAGCACCTTCCGGCTCACGGGTAGCGCGGGCAACATCACGGCGGCCAGTCATGCCCATGTCCATGTCAGCCTCTGGGCCTTCGGTCATGCCAAGCTGTTCGTCCTTGCGGTCGTCATAGCCCTGCGGGGCCATAGCAAGCATATCTTTCTTCTTCTTCCGAGGCTTACGGTCAGCCCGGACCAGAGCGGCAGCCCCAGTAACTTTGCCACCCTTCTTATAGGCGCGGCGGCTGATCGGGCGCATACCCGTCTTAACGTCAGCATTTAGCTTTGCGGGGGGCGTCCAGTCCGAAGAATCAACCTTTTCGTCCTTCTCACCGGCAAGTTTACGGGCTTTTGCCTTCATGGCATCACGGCCCTTTTTAGCCATTTCGTACATAATGCGCTCCTAGCTAGGATACCGGGCGTCCCCGGAGTTGCCTTAAAAGGGGTCCAGCACCGGGCAACCTCGGCGCAGAACCAGAAGATACCATAAGTGCCTTGTTTGCGATAGGGGATTGAGAAACAGGCAGTTGCCGCCTTTTGACGGGGGCCGCAGCAGGAGGAACCTCTCCGCCGTCAGCAAAAGCTGTCTGCCCTCTCAAAATACTTTCCCGCATTTTAGGGGTTATATCAAGAGATTGAGCGTCTACTTCAGCAATACGACCCCTACCAATCTTTGCATCCTTGTCATGCTTACTGGCAAGTTTCTGCAATGCTTTGGGTACTATCTTATCGTAGTAGTCTTTCATACCCTCGCCGCCGACTGCCAGATCAACCCCAGATATGGATTGCATCTTGCTCTGCTTCGCGGGCACCGCGCTCACCATCATGCTGCCCTTCACGCTGGGATACTTCGCCTTGAATTCAAGCATGGCCGCGTGAGCGGCTTCCTTCGTCGGATAACGCTCCGACCGGTTGCCGCGGGTGACATTGTAGAAAATAAACCCTGCATCGTCGGGTGCCGGCGTGTCGGTCATCTTCTTCGCGATGTCCTTGCCGAGTAACTCCTCCACCTCCTCCGGCTTCATCTTCAGCTTCGTCATGATCTCTTCCCCATCTTTTTGGGGATACACATTGTACGTGCCGTCGGCGTTGCGCATGTACCGCACTTCATCAACGTGCTGCGACAGGTCGTACCGCTTCGCCTGCGTCGCGCCCGGCGTCCACATCAACTTGTCGTAGCCGCCGTTTGCCGCCTCGGTCAGCGCCCGCTTCAAACCCAGATCAGTCCAGTGCTGTGTGTTGGTAACGTAGGGTGCGGCTGGAATGCCATCAGCCTTGAACCCCTTCTTGCGTCCACTCTGCGCCCAGTCGCTCTGCAATTCCTCGAGGTGGAGGATCTTCTCGCCATTCGGACCAGTGCGGTCAGCCAGTCGCAAGTGCGCGACGACGTTCGGCTGGTCCCAATGGGTGGATTGAAACCCGCCTTCATAAGTCACTGCAGGGTCTTGGCGCACTGTGCCGTTGACTGCTGCCGCGCGTTCAGCAGCACTGGCGGCATTATCGTATGTACCGTCAATGTGTCCGTCTGGTCCCACCACTTTGAATTGTGGCAATTCATTCTTGGTAGGCGGCAACCTCATCAGCACTTCGCGATAATTTTCACCACCGGGAAGCGTATATTCACTATATTTAGGAGTGCCCTCTACTCCATAGCCCGGATCTTCTCCCGCAGCTTGGTTAATTCTGTCAAATTCATCCCAGTCTCCGCGCTGTACCGCAGCAGCAATGGCATCATCCCATTCACGAGTTGTCTTATACGGAGACGAATTGTTTTTATTTGATAAAATTGTTTCCTCAATCTTCGGCATACTCTGCTTAAAGTGCTGCGCTATCTCATCCCGTGTAACACTTGGACGATCTGCAAACGCCTCATCATATCCAGAGTTTTCTATCTCAGCGGGCCTCACACCGGCATTACGCAACATGGAATTAAACTGCTGTGGCGTACCCTTCGCCTGCGGGAAGTTCTGGGCAGTCTCTGCTGCGTGACTATAAAAGCCCATAGGAGATAGATCTCTTTGGGGCTGCTCAGGCTCCTCACCCTTGGCTGCACCACCGTCAGCAAAGTAGCTTTCAAAACCCCAGCCACCAAAGCCATCCCATGAATTGCCGCCATAGCCCAAGTTAAGGCCAGCGTTGGAGTAGTTATTCAAATCAGTGCTGAATGTGGTCAGGCCACTGGCACCGCCAAGATCCCCGCTGCCGGAGAAGCTGCCATAATCACTGGGGTTTACCGACAGATTGGTGAATACGGGCATGGACTTGTAATCGGTATCCAACCCTACGGTGTAGTTGTCATAGTTTGGCGTATAAGAAGAAACGTCATCAAGAGGAGTAAACTCATACGCGCCAGATGGTTCCGTAGGCTCAACGGCATGGAAATCTATTGCCAGATCATCCGGCCTTGGAGGAGGAACCGGAATCGTACCCGGTGCGCTAGATCCTACATCTGGGGGGCGCACTGGAGGGACAGGAGGGATTTCATAAAACTTGGCCAGACGGTCTGCCTCGTTGCCGTAGATGAAGAAGCTATGGCCGCCAAGCTGATTGAAGTTAGACAAGTTAGTCCCAGCCCGCTCTGCTACGCGCCGGTTGTAATCCTCAGATGCCTTATTGAAGTTTGTGATGTTCTTATAAGGTTCCAGAGCATCCTGCATGTTGCCTTGCAGGTAATTGGTGGCACGGTTCCAAGCCTCCGCAGCAGCGTCAGCATCCGTATTAACGCCAAAACCGCTACGGGCTTCCCCATACATCATAGCAGCAAGATTGCGGGCATCGGCCCCAGAAAACTCACCCATAGACCCAGTAATCGTACCCGGCGCAATCTCATTGTTCTTCAGGTAATTATCAATAGCGTTCTGGCTATTCTGGTTGTAGCCCAGATACTGGCCCTTCTGGGAAACTATGTCGCCAATAGGCTGTCCCTGCAATAGTGATCTGTTGTAGGCGGTCTGGGCTTCCAGATAACCAGCAAATGGCTGATAGGAATCATTAGTCGCGGACTGACTGCTACCCATTGAAGAATCATAGAAGTGCGGCATCAGATCATTGTAGGATAGATCAGTGCTATCCCAGTAGTCTAAGCCACCGGTATCTGCTTCTCGGCCTAGCTGGGTTTGATAAATATCCTGTATCTGTTCTCTTGTAGCAGGGGCAGACGCTGTATCTGTATCCGCTACAACAGCCCCCTCAGTGGCAGACGCTGTATCTGTAGCCGCTACAACAGCCCCCTCAGTGGCATAGCCTACGCGGCCACCAGCCTCACGAGATGGGTAAGCCGTTCCAAACACATGATTACCAATACGGATAGCCGTCCCATTGTCATACATGCGTCGCAGCCAGCTTAAACCACTTTTGTTGCCTCTTTGTGCAACAATTGCAGGGTTCTGGAAGTTAATTGCCCCCTTTGTGGGATCAGCAATATCACCGCTAATAACACCATCAACGATAGCCCCAACACTCTTGTACAGAGGCGATTCGGGGTTAATAGACATCAGGCTCTTTGCCCTTGTCATCCACGGCTCAAACTGCTTGGGAGCAAATAAAACGCTTTTAATATTGTCGCCCCATTTACCTGTATTCAAACGGTTTTTTACAACATGCGCAACAGCAGCTTTTCCCGCCTCTGGCTCTCTTGCTGCTTCTCCAATAACAGTTCTGATCATCAAGTCCCGATCAGACGCACCGCCTATCATGTTCTGCAAAGAAGCATAACTCATGACAGGGGCAGCAGCCGCACGGGAGCCAGAGACAACGCCCTTTGCTACGGCAGCAGGGGCCTTGGCAGCCTTCTCCATAGCAAGCATGGCATTGGAAGCCCGAACAAAGTCAGCCGGATCTTCAGACTGATTGTACCGTTCCCACGCCTGTTTGGCCGCAGCACGCGCCGCATCGTAGGCTCTGGTATCCGGCCTAGCCTGTGGGCGTACAACAGATGGACGAGTACCAATCCGTCCGGGACCAACATCTTGTGCCTTGGGTAATGGCGCAACTGCTGGGGCATCAGGACGTGGAAGCTGATAAAAATCAGGCCCTCCAGCCTGTTCTGGTGCAGTAGCCGCCACTTTGTTCAGTGGTCCAGCCCGCAGAGGGGACTTCCCAAAAACTGCAAAGCTGGTGCCACCGGGCATATCTACTTCTGCATCCGTAGCAGGGACAGGCTCGGGCTTCCCAAGCTGATAGAAGTTAGGATCGTCAAAGAGAGATGGAGTAACAGGCTCATCCCCCCTTGGCATATTCCTCATTGTCTGGCGCATCCGCATAGCCCCAGTCGGCTGGAAGCCACTTTCTATAGAACGCGGTGCATCGGCCAAATCTCTGCGGGAATAAAGCGTATAGTCCTCATCCTCGGCCATTGGCTCTGGGCCAGTCAAAACCCTGTAATCCTCCGCAGGCCCACCATTATCAAACCCAGCACGGGGACGGATGCCGCGGGCAAGTTGAATAGCGCGGAGAAGTTTGGGGTTCGGCATCAGCCTTCTTCCTTCAGGTTCTGGAGGAACTCAGGAGTGAGATACTTCTCTACCAATGGGGCAGCTTCAGGGTGCGCAGCCAGATCCTGAATGATCTTAGCAAGAGCAACACGCTCCCGGCTCTCCCTCTCAGCATCCCGGTTCAAAGCATCAAACTGAGCATCAGCCTGACGGATTTCCATCTCCTTCAGCTTCATCTGAGTCAGCATCTGATCTGTAGGATCAACCCGCTGGGACGCTACCTGATCGGCCCGGATCTTGGCTATCTCGTTCTCAGCACGGGTCTGATCGTACATCATCCTAGCCTGTGCAGTCTGCTGCTTGATATCAGCCTCCTGCTTCTTGATATACAGTTCACCCAACCGAGCCATGTCAATCTGCTGGTCAGCCTGCAACTTGGCCTGATCAATAGCCAACTTGCCGTCAGCTTCCTTAGACCGGGTATCCGCGTCCTGCTTCTTGATCTGCATGTCAGCCATGGCGGCCATCATCTCAGGCGGCGGTGCGTTCCTCTGCTGCGGAGGTGCAAAGAACTGCTCAGGATTGTTCCAGCCCATTGCCTGCAACGCAGCAGTGTCAATGGCAACTTGATTGTACATCCTTGGGTTGCTCTGCTGTAGCTGCTTCAACCCAACAATCTTCATCAAACGCTGGCTATGGCTGGCCGTATTAGGATCAGCCTGCGGGACCAGATCACAGTCCTCCAACGCCGTCAGGAACGTCTGCTCATCCCACTCATACGATGGTTTCTGACACCGCTGCCAGAAGCTCTCAGGGTTCTCCTTGAACGTCCTGACGATCAGTTCAAACTCTCGGGCCTGCGCACTGTGCATCCGCTTATGCACCGCGTTCATCACCTTCATAGCCTGATCAATCATAGCAAGAGTGGTACCGACAGCCGCATCAGCCCTGCCCTCACCAACCTGCTGCTCTGACGTTCCACCGATCCGCATACCCGTCTGAGCCATATTCTCCACTAGGCTCATCAAAGCCCCACCGGGCTCCTTATACGGCAGCGGCATCACCGCTTGGTTGATCGGCATACCACCAGTTTTAACAAGTGCGCCTCCGCCCGGAGGAACCCTAAAGATATTCGTGTTCTGGCGGGCTCCGGTATCAGCCATAAGAAAACCGGGGAAGTTAGCGTACATGCCTGCATCAAGCATCTCACGCCACGCAGCAGTAATAGCATTTGTTGTGTTCCCCAGAATGTGAAGCAAACCAATGTCATAGAAGCCCAAGCCCGGAACAAAGGTATACTTTACAAAGTTCTCCCTAGCCTCGGGCAGCTCCTCGTTCTCGTCGTAGTTCCGAACAATGCTCAGGATCTCCCGCGTGCTGCTATCCAGCGTCACACGATACGGGATCTCAAGCCCGGTTTCCTTGCCCTTAAACCGATGCTCAAAGCCTGCAATGTCAAGTTCACAATAGCACTCGTAGATCTCCCGGTCCCGGTCATCAGGATTGGACACGCTCATGGCAATGCCTTGAACCGCCTTCTCCTCACGCTTTACCGCATCCAGATCGGCAGCCTTCGGAGTACTCAGGTCCATATCCCGGTAAACCCCAAGCAACTGCAACCGCTTGATGGTGCTGGGCCGCATATACGTCCGGTGCGTTACACGCTTGGCGTTCCGAAGATCCGTAGCAGAGTTGCTCACTATCAGGTCGTCCGCATCCACAGTCTCACTGACCGGGCGATTTCGTAACGGACAATAGTAAACCTTCTTAAATGCCGTACCCCCAAAGCCCAACATTAACAGCATCCTGTCAGTGTCAGGGTAATACTCAGTAGCAACAGCCGTCAGGTAATGGTTGATATCCCGCTCCAAGAAATTGGCGAGATTATCTTCCTGCGGCGTGGAGTTGTTATCGTCATTGCGGATCTTCACCGGGCCATCGGTCGGCAACAGCTCCGATCTGGCATTGGCCTGAAACCGCAAACAGGCTTCTAACAGCAATGGATGCCGAACCTTGCTCATGCCCTCAACCGGCGCACCGTCACCAGCGCCACCGATCCCCGGCACTTCCAGCTTCAGACCGAGCAGCTTCAGACCCTGCGCCCGATCCTCAATCCACTCCTTGCGGCTCTCCAAGTCATCGGAAATCCCGCGCATCAGATCGTCAGCAATCCGGTGCAGCTCGTAGGCTTCTATGTCATTGACAAGATTATCAAACCAACCCTGCTTGGCCTTTCCAGCCTGCTCAATCGGCTGTCCGTCCAGTGAAACAGAGATACTACCGTCAGCATGTTTAATGGTCAGGACATTGCCGTCCATGTCCAGCTCAGGGACATCGGCACCCTCGTCGGCATCCTCAATGATAATATCGGCGTCAGACTCCTGAGCCGCGCCGTTCATCAAGCCTTCTTCAGGCAAACGGATATTAGGTGACAGGCCCGGTGTCATCGCCATTCTGATTCTCCGCAATTAACTGCGCTATCTCGTCCTCAAAACGGCGCAGCCCCTCCTGCGCAGCTAATGTATCAGATTTAGCCGTGATCGTATATATCCGCACATAATCATGCGGTGGTTCGCCCCAGACTTCAACGCGCCATGGGCTAATGCCGCTGCCGTTCACTACTGACAACTCAATCTTGTCCACAACAGCGTGGGCCAATATCCGTTCCATCTTAGTACTCAAATTGGATACAAGGGATCAGGCAGATCGCCCTGATGAAGCCTGCTGGCCTCAATCCCTGCTATGCGTTCAGTGGCCCGTTCCAGCAGCCCAATGTCCCGGAGATGCCGCAAGGCCATGCTCACGGTGTCCACCAAGTCATCGTGCTTGCCCTTCGGAAAGCTGGCCGTCTGGGTGATCACCATATCAGACCATTGGCGGTCTGGCGAATAGATCATTCCCTCAGCAAAGAGATGCTGGATGGAGTAAAGCCTAGCCAGCTTGTCCTGCGCTCCGGGGTTGATTAGCTGCACTGCCCATTTCTCATGGCCGTAGAGCCTGCGGATTTCCTGAGCAACAGAATGACCGGCAGCCTTATCTTCTATCAGCAGACGATCCACCCGCATCTTGCGGCATGTCTCGGCTACCTTGGTCACGAGATCGTGAAGCTCCAGCCTTTCCTGCCACGCCGACATCATCATCAGCTTGGGCGCACCCTCAACATACTGACGCTGAACCGCTTGGATTTGGCCGTCCCGGTCTATGGCTCGGTTGGCAATAGCCACGTTGCTAACGTCAGAGAACACGCCCCACACGGTTAAGGCCGAGAAGTCATTCTCTTGCTTGGTGGTGTAGGCCGTATCCAGACTGGCCACAATGAAGTCCATTGGAGGATAGGCGCTCTCCTCCCAGAGTTGCCACCAGTCTCTTTTGATAACACCACCGCCCGCAGGCTCGGGACGCTGTTGAAGCTGACCAGCCGCAGCAAAGGGACCAAGCTGCCTCTCAAGGATGTCAACCTCTGTTGTACCCATACGGTCAGGCCAAAGAAGTTCACCGGGCTTCTTCCGCGGATCATCCCAGCCGATCGTAGTGGTGAACGCCCGTTCCGGCTCATACTTCATCGGCAAACATAGGTGCGTCCAATCTCCGACATCTTTTGACAAGATATGTCCAGTTAAGTCATCTTCTGCCAACCTTTGTTGAATTATGACAAAGCAACCTGTCTTAGGATCATTCAGACGGGTAGACAGCGCCGAGTCCCACCACTCAATCGTCGTAGCAATGGTAGCCTCGGAGAACGCTTCCTGCGCCGCGTTGGGGTCATCCACCACGATGATGGAGCCGCCTTCACCCGTCAGAGCCGAGCCGACCGAGGTACTGAGCCGGGATCCAGCCCGGCTATTGTCAAACCTTGTCTTGGTATTCTGGTCACTGGTCAGCTTGAACCGCTCACCCCAATGGTCTTGATACCACGGACTTTCAATCAACCGGCGGCACTTCACCGAGTCACGCAGGGAAAGCTGCTGGGCATACGAGGCGTGCAGGAACTGAACACCGGGGCCGCTGGTCTTGCTATCGGTCGGCTGCGCCCACGTCCACGCAGGGAACGCCACCGAGGTGATGGTGGATTTACCCATGCGCGGAGGGATGTTGATGATCAGCCTGCGGATCTCTCCATCCACAATTGCCTGTAAATGCTCGGCAATGGCCATGATCGGCCAGCCCTCAGTAAATGTGCTGGGGTCTATGTACCGCCATGCGTGCCGTAAAAATTTGTAAAGGCTATCTTCACATTCGGCCCGCTCTATCTCTAGCAGCGTCTGGTCTATGTCCAGATTGTACCCGGCAAGATCATCCATCGTCTGATTCCGCAGCACGAACTTCTAGCAGCAACTGCTTCAGCCGCTCCCTCTGCTCAGGCTCCAGAGCCCGGACATTCAGCGTCCGCTGTTCTTCCACCTGCACAGGTCCGCCACCTTCCCCCATGATTTCCGTCTGTTTGCTGTCTTTCCAGTCTCTTGGGAAACGGTTCTTCATCTGGAACGTATAGCTAGTGGCATTGTATCCATCTATTGCCCCAAACGTCCCTAACTGTCCCTGAGCCTCCCACCACTCTTGGCTCAAAACTCTTGCCATTTCTATGGTATGACAAAACTCTGGGTATTCTTCAGCCCATCTGTAAATGGTTTTAGGAGTAACTCCAATAGAAACAGCTATTTGCAAAAATGACCCACCTCTAATGCCTACCTCTATGATTTTAGGTAGCATCCAGTCTGGATCATATAGAGTTGGTCTGCCTAGAGCTATTGCCTTGTATCTCTCTGCCTTGTCATTGGACCCGGGTTCCGTAGCAGGGATTTGACCGCCAAATGCTGCCTCGGCTGATCTCCAAGTCTTAGCCTTCTCACTCTTTGGCTTCTGCTTTGGTTTTGGTTTTGGCTTTGGCTTTGCGCCTGACTTTTGGCTTGCTGCTGGCATCGTCCACAACCCCTCCGGCTGGATGATCAATTATCTCCCGGATCATAGCACGGATTCTATGGGCCACGACAGAGTGCTGTTTGCCTGCTGTGTAGTCCCAGATCTTTTGGATGGCCAAGAAATAGGGATCAACGTCATGCGCAGCAAGGATCAGCCGGGCTTGCTCACGCTCTTGGACAGCGTTCCAGCAATCGCAACGGTCAACTAACTGTTGGGCGGCCTTGGTAAAGTTCTGCACGCAAATGAACCCCACATCCTACGATATTCTTTAGTCCAAGATCCCGGCGAATATGCAAACGTCAGATATTCTTCGCCAGTCTCCTCATCTTGCCAGACTGCAAGTTTAGCCGCCTTCTGGTGGATAGCACGGCCAGAATAAATCAAATCCCCATCAGGCTCCTCGTAGCAATAGCCATTGGAATCATCCATCGCAGGCCGCCGCAGCCAACCGGCCTGCCAGTGCCAGATCACCCGCTTTATGTCATCAGTCATCAGTCCCTCCAACTGTCAATCATTTAAGATTTCAACATCTTACACCCAAATCACCCCAAAAGTCAAAACATTCCTGCCCAAATACCCCCTGCCATTTTGGGCGGGTTTTAGTAAAAGAGAACAGAACAAGAATACGATACCCTGCCGAAGAAGAGGTGCGGGACATTTTTGTATAGAAGGTAATTATACAGAATTGTCCCGCTCCTCTATCTCACACCTTTCAGTAACATATCATTCCAATCACAACCTTCGTCCGGCAAGTCTACCTTTACATCCAGACCACTGATTGCCAGCCGGTTAGCTAGAGCATAGGCTTTTGCTTGGCCGGTAAAGTTGTAATCGTTATCCGCAAAGATATGGATTTCCTCGGCAATCTCAGGCGGTTGCCACTTGGCTAACAGAGTGCCGTTGATAGCCGCCCAGACCGGCATCTTATAGATAATAGCCGCGCTCATGGCTGTCTCAATGCCCTCTGCAATCCCCATAATTGGGGCCGGTTTCCAAAGTTGGACAGCACACCCATCCGGTAAACGTCCAGCCATCACACGTTTATTCGGTTCTATCTCAGCCTTGCGTCCCGAATCAGTCAGCAAGGTAATATGCAAGCTACTTCCATTACCTTTTTGGTCTGAGATTCTAGAAATCATAGCAGGGCAATTATGCGCAAACCCTTCCCTGATAGCCTCAGAGGCCCAGAAACGCCCGAGACGGTGTTTTAGGTAATCGTATACCGGGCCACCCTCTTCCGGGCGTCTGGAGGACCCCCAGAGGAGTTTACAGGCGTCTTTGTTCTTCCGATCTTGCTCGGCAACCGGCGATACAGTCATGTCAGGCTCATTGTTTAGGATCTTGTCTAATTCAGCAGCTAATTCGGCAAACGGCTTCTGGGAAACGCGGGAGGCCAATGTCATACCGTTGCCGGATCCGCATTGGTTGCAGTGCCAGATTCCGTCCAGGCCACCAGCGTACCTAAATCTGTCCTTCCCTGCGCACATCGGACACGGGCCATGCTTGCCGGTCAGGGCCGTAGCAGGGACGCCCACACATTCCAGAAGTTCAGGCCACCGGCCTCGGGCAGCGTCAAAGGTTCTCATGCCGCACCCTTCCGCTTCCGAGCATAGGCTTTGGCAATGTTGTAATGCTGGATCCAGCTCTGGGTTTCCATGCTAACGTACCGGGCTGGTTCTTTCTCAATCCGATGCTCGGGCCAAACACCGAGGCGTTTCTTGTACGCATGGGCTGCCCAACCATCTTTCCAGCCCCTGCTGCCGCAATGGCATAGCAAGTCAGAGTAAAACGCCTGTTTGCGCTCCAACGGCCAATCCTTGGATTTAAGAGTCTGCTTACTGTTACGGTCCAGTTCCATGAGGAACCCAGTAACCTGTTCTACTTGATCCACCGGCTCGGGCTTGTGTCCACAGTTCGGACAGACCGATATTTTAGGAGGTTTGAGATACGCGCACTTGGGACATTCTTTCGGCATCCGTTCTTTTTTCACAGCAGGGTTCTGACGGGCAGCGCCATCGTGCAGCGTCTTGTGGTTTATATCATCCACAAAGCCAAGCCTAAGAGTAGTGTCTGAGTGATCTAGGATCAGGCAATCTTTTTTGCCCGGTGCAGTCCGCAGACCGCGGCCAACCATCTGGACGTACAGCATCTCGGATTTAGTAGGCCGAGCAAGAATTACGCACCGGACATCCGAATCAAATCCAGTAGTCAGCACGCCAACATTGCAGATTACTTGGACATCGCCATTCTCAAATGCCCGGATGATCTTGTGGCGTTCCTCTCGGTCTGTAAACGCATCCATATACTCAGCATTGACCCCGGCCTCCTGAAACCGCTGCTGGAGGGTTTTGGCATGGATCCGATCAACGCAAAATGCCACGGTCGGCTGCCGGTCGGCCTTCTCAATCCAAGTGCTGACAATATCGGCCACCAACGCACCATCGGCCATCCGCTCCCCAAGATCTTTGAGGTTATAGTCACCGGCAGTAATCTTGACGCCTTCCAGATCGGGATGACCCGGAGCAAAAACCCTGAAGTCAGACAAATGGCCTAGCTTGATCAACTGGCCAAGAGTTGTCGGGGTAATGAGATCGTCCCATCTATTACCCATTCCACGCGCCCACGGCGTAGCAGAGAGACCAATGATCGGACGGTCCTTCCAGTCAGACCGCTTGAACCATTTGTCGTAAAAATTAAAATTTATGTGGCACTCGTCCACAATCGCAAAATCAGCATCTGGAATCTCACGCCGCATTAGGGTCTGGACCGAGCAAACCTGTACCGGCTGCCGCCAATCCGTCCGCTCATGGATACCCTGCACAACACCGATCTCATCAATGCCGACGCCTTCAAACCGAAATACAGTCTGATCAATCAAAGTCAGCGCCGGGACGACAAACATAACCTTGCTGTCCTTAGCCCGAGCCATACGGATGATCTCCGCAGCAATGATGGTCTTGCCTGCCCCGGTTGGTGCCATCAACACCGGCCTGCGCTTGCCTGATCGTAAGCTAAGTTTCAGCTTATCAATGGCGGCCTTCTGGTAATCTCTCAAGATCAAGTCAGTCATGTCATAGTCCAGTCTAAGCTAGATAATTGTTACGTCCAAGGTGGGATTTATTGCACAGCTAAAGCCAACACCTACAGTAAAGTCTTAGTCTATGTGTCTCTTACTAAGTCCGTGTTTGTTGGTGGAACCTGAGCAAGGGACAAAGGGAACTATCCCCGCCATTTTACTGGCAGGGCGTCCCCTCGTTCCAATGAGATCTTGTTTGCCGGAGCCAACCGTCGCATCGGGACACCACTGGCTGAGTAGACCAGCAGCAGACACGCAACTTTCGGAGACTATAGACTCTCTCCGGTGTCCCCCCTTCGTGCCTTCGGGCTGGGGTTTGGCTATGGACACATCCCACAGTAACCATGTCCCGCTGGTGCCTGTCGTTTTTCACCGACGCCCGGATGCCCCCGGATTTCCAGCGGTAGAACCGAAGCTGTGCCTGTGCTGGGCAGAGGCGTTGCGGTTAAGTTCTTTGCGAGAGAGTCTTGACGGTGATACTATGTAAAGGTAGTATCCACTTCAAGAACCGTTCTTCCCGCGAAGAAGTTGTTCGGTTCTGTAGCCCCCCTTGAGCCTTGGCTCGGGGGGTTACTTTTTACAGGCTACCTGTTGCTGCGCATCCTGTCAATCAGAATAACAACCGCGGTGGGGATACGGTGTACACCGCCAATCCAATTGTAGACAGTGCGTTCGGTCACTCCCATCAGTGCGCCGAATTTTTTGTAGTCCAACCGCAGTTCTACCAGTGCCTGTTTCAGTTCATCCGCTTCCATTTCAGTTATCTTTCTTCTCTTATAAAGCGGGGGATCATAGGTTCATCCTAATTTTATCGTTGTTACTAACAGAACAATAGCCGGAGCCGTGGCCGTCGCCGTCGTCGCATCCGTCGCCGTCGCCGTTGCCGTAGCCGTAGCCACCACCATAACCATAACCATAACCATAACCATAAACCCCACCATAACCATAACCATAACCGTCGCCATTACCGTAGCCATAACC